CTGGTCCTCCTGCGCCGTCAGCTTCTCGTATTCGAGCGCCACGTCGTCGGCGTGCTCGGCCTGCTGGACGAGCAACTTCTTGTCCTCGGTGCGCGCCTGGACCGCGATCTTCTCGCGCTCCCGCTCGTCCTTCAGCTTCACGTCCTCGGCGTTGGTCTGCGCCTGGATCATCGCGGGGTCGTTCATGCCCGGAGGCAGCGGAACCATCGCCTTCAACTTCGCGACGACGCCCTGCATGGCCTGCGCGGTCTGCTGGGCGAAGGCGTTCTCCATGTCCGGCGGCATCGGCTGGCCGGGCATCGGAAGCTGGGGCGGGAGCCCGCGCTGCTGCATCATCGGCCCGACCTGCGGGTTCTGGGCCATGGCGCTGAATTCCTGCGCCTTGGCTGCCCAGATGCCCCACAACTCGTGCTCGACGGCATGGCGGAAGATGATCTGCCCCGCCGGCGACTGCGCGAACCCCGGGACCTGGAGCATCAGAAGGTGCGCCATGCAGTGCGCGGCGTGGTCCTGGTCGGGCCGGACCTTGAGCGGCGTTCCCGCGGCGGCCGCCATGTTCTCGGAATTCGGGTCGCCCGTGTAGGGCTGGGGTCCGTCGGGCTGCAGGATGGCGTCGGCGTCGTCGATGCCCGCCCGGCGCAGACTGCGCTTGAACACTTCCTTGACGTTGAACAGCCCCGGCGGCGCCTGGGACGCCAACTGCATCTCGAACTGCGCCTTGGCGATGCGCTGAGTGGCGGTGAACGACTTCGGGTCGGAAACCGGGACCACGTCCACCCGACCGTCGAAGTCCTGCGCCATCACGCGCTGATCGCCGCCCTTGACCGAGAACGGATAGCCCTCCTGCGGCGCGTGTTCGGCCACCTGCTCGACCAGCAGGCGGAACTCTTTCCGCTGCGCCTGGTGCATCCGCTTGTGGATCGACGACTGGATCTGGGCGTGGTTCTCGATCAGCGCCAGGACCGTGCCCACGGGCTGCTGGGTCGAGCCATCCCCGATCTCGGCATCCGCGATGGACGTCAACCGCTGCCCGGCCTCGATGATGCCCGTCATCAGGTTCATCAAGGTGGCGGACGGCTCCTTGTACGGGAGCGGCGCGAACATATTGGAGACGGGCTTCGTCGGGTCGATGACGTCGATTTCGCGCCACTCGCCGGGGCCGATGGGCGCGTTGTTCTGCTCGTTCTTGTTGCCCTTGGCCTTGAGGCCGCCCGGCAGGTTCGCGAACTGTCCCGCATCCACCAACTGCCGCAGCAACGAGGTCGAGGCCCGTGCCAGCCCGCCCGCGATGTGCAGCAGCCCGAATCCGTAGCAGCCCAGCCCCGGCAGATAGCGGTAGTGGACGAAGTAGGCCCGCCGCTTGAACAGCGGATCGCCCTCGCGCCAGTTCCGGCGGATCGCCAGAACGACTTGCGATTCCTCGTCCACGGACACGATGTACGGGAGCAGCAGCCCTTCCGGCCGCTCGACCGGGTCCTCTTCGATGTCGAGTTCGGTGTGGACCTCGAACACCTTGCGTCGCGCCGATGGATCGGATGTCGTCGGGGAAACGCCCTCGATGTCCTGCGCCTTGTCCGCCAGCGGGCCGGCGTCGGCCTCCTGCGTGACGGGCGTCAGTTCGACATCGCGATAGAAGCCGGCGATCTGTAGCTTCTTGATCTCGTTCGGCGTGTAGAGCAGTTCGTCCGTGACACGGGGGGCGGTGTCGAGGTCGGATGCGCCATAGCTGATGATGATGTTGTCCGGATGCTTGTAGCGGGACATCACGGACTGGGTCGAAGGATCGAACCAGACCTTGCGGAACACCGACCCCAGGATCGGCAACCACAACAGCATCTGGTCGAAGTCCGGGTAATAGCCCTCGTCCTGCTCGGTCAGCAGGTAGTTGAGATAGTCCCGCACCCGCTCGGACTGGTCGCGGACCTGATCGTTCTCCTGCCCGATGATGACGGTATCGACCGGCCCGCCCTCGGGAAACATCTCGGCGATGGCGCGGGCCTGGAACTTGATCGCGGCTTCCGTGATCAGCGGATAGGTGACGCCACAGGCGCCAGGGAACGGCTCGGATCGGGGCGTGTTGATGAACCCCAGCAGGTCCATGCCGGTCTTGATGCCCTGCTTCCACTCCTCGCGGCTGTCGTCGTCGGCCTTGACGTTGTCGATGACCTCGCCGCCGATCTTGCGCAGCACGTCGTCCGACAGCAGTTCGGCGAGGTTGGCGTCCCACTCCGCGGTTTCGATGCTGGGCTCTTCCTCGTCGGGCATCTCGCCGTCGAGGTCGATGATTGCACCACCATCCTCGGTCGGGATGAGGCTCGGGCTCGGCCCCTCAACAGGCTCGTCCGGTTCCTCGACGAGGTACTGAGTGGCCATCTAGCCTCTACGCGTAGTAGCTGAAATCCCGCTTGCGCGGCTCTTTGGGCTTGGGCTCGTCGAACGGGTCGGTGTCGAGCGAGAGACGGCCGGACTGCCGGAACCGGATCAGGGCTTGGACCGTACAATCGACGAGGTCGTCATGCGCTCCGGTGGGGAACGCGGCGCACTGGTCGATGACGAGGTCCGCGAACGGCTTCTTCGGCGCCCAGACGCAGTCGCTCTCGAAGATCGACTGCACGCTGTAGGCCCGGGATTGCTTGTCCCGATCCGGGGTGTACGCGACCACCGGGATGCCCTGCCGGCGCAACTCCTGGATCAGCGATTGCCCGCTGGCCTTCTTCTCGATCAGCACGGTATCCGGATCGTGCTTCTTGATCAGCGCCTTGCACTTCGCCCGGAGGTCGGGGAAGTCGACGCGGTCCTGCCACGCGTCCAGCAGGATGATGTTGTCGTAGACCTTCGGCCCCTTCGTCTCGTCCTCGGTGTCCTTGGAGCGGAAGTAGCCCCAGACCGTCGCCGCGCTGTAGTCCGCGCTTTCCTTCTCGGAGAACGCAGTGTCGAGGCTGAGGACCACATGCTCGACCGGCGGCGGCTCGTCGCGCTCCCAGCGCTGCCACCACTGGCGCTTGAGGATGCCGCCTTCGTCTGCGACAGGGCGCTGCATGTAGAGCGCCGACCAGTCGCGCGACGGGAGCGTCCGCTTGATGCGGGCCAGCGCCTCGCTGTCGAATTTCTCGGGCCACAACGGCTCGCCGTTCGGCAGCACCGCCGGGAAATCGACCGTCTCCCACTCCTCGTGGGCGTGTTCCTTCAACAGCCACCCGGCGAGGTCATCTTCCCTCCACCTCGTATTATGGGACACCAGCCCGCCCGCGACGAAGTTGTGGGCGCCATCGACCGTTAGATCGTAAACCCTTTCGACGGCGCCCAGATCGACGCTGACAACTTCGTCAGTATCGATCCCGGACGTATTCGATGGCTCGTTCCAAAATGCTGGTATCGCGAGTTCGTCCTGCAATTCTGTTGCAGTCGTTGCAGAGCAAGCCTCGCACCCGTCCTGTGTCGTGATTGTGATCCGGGACAAGGTTGGTAACCCAATGCCGGGGTCGGCCGACGCTTCCGTCTGTTCGGCAGATTGCGCACAGCCCGCCCTGATCGGCGAGCAGCCCATCAAAGTCGGCTTGACTGATCCCGTATCGCCATTCCCGCCGCTTTGCCAGCCGCCGGTCAGACAAGAGGGATGGCGGCTTTGCGCCGGCGGCCCATTTTGCTTTGTTGTAGTGAGATGCGCACATGCCGCGGCATTTGGCGCGCTTGTCGCACCCGTCAACCGAACACGAGGTGCCTGCGTAAGCGCCCCTCGGAGCGCGACTATACGCATTCCAGCCCGCAAGTCTTTCGTTCTCACCCATTCAAGACCACCTTGACCAAGGACCAAGAAGGGATGCCGCGCGTTTGCACGCACAACACTGTTCTTTGTCTTAATCAAATAGGTTTGATCGGGACCATTATCAATGATGGCCGCTACGTTCGCGCCAACAAACCTTGTGCCATTCCACGAAAGCACTCGATCGCCGGGCTGAATCCTGTCCAGCCGCTTGTTGCCCCCATTCTCCATTGCAATCGCGGTGTCGCCGGCGAGGCACTGGATCAACACCACCCGACCGCCGGGCATCAGCCGGGTGTAGGCGACGGCCGGATACCAGTCCTGAAGGTGGCGGCGAACCGCCTCGCTGTCCGCGCTCTCCCGGTCCTTGATCGGGTCGTCGATGAGGAACAGGTCCGCACCGCGTCCCGTCGTCGGGCCGCCGACGCCTACCGCGTAGTAGAGGCCGCCGGACAGCGTGCCGAAGCGCCGGACCGATGCGCTGTCCTGCGACAGCTTGCACCCCGGGAACACGGCCGCGAACTCCTCGTCGCCGACGATGTTCCGAACCGCGCGACCGATGTCGTCCGCGAAGTCCTGGTTGTAGGTCGCCGCGATGACCTGGCGATCCGCCTGCCGGCCGAGGAACCATGCCGGGAACAGGTGCGAGGCCGTCCACGTCTTGCCGTGCCGTGGCGGCATGGTGATGATGAGGCGAGTGATATCCCCGCGCTCTACCGCCTCCAGTTTCTCGGCCAGGATGCGAAGGTGTGGGGCTTCCTCGTAGCGCGGGTAGATCAGCCGACAGAAGTCAGTGAAGCGATCCGCCGCCCGTATCGTCCGCAGCTCTTTCAGCAGCTCGCCCGCTCGCGACAAGACCGAGGGCGGCAAGTTCGCCAAGGATGTCGGACTCGCTGCGACGCTCATGCTTCACGGTGCTTTCGACGGTTTCCTTCGGCTTGCCGTAGACGCGATTGATGATGGCCTCGGCCGCCGTGACGCGGGCCTTGTCGGATGCCGTCTTGCTGGTGGCGATCTCGTGAAGGGCGCGGATCGCGTCGGGGGCGAACTGCTTCGCCATCGCCAGCGCGTCGGCCTCTTCGGGCGACAGATTGGGCTTGCCGCCGGGGTTGGCCGACCGGCCCTTGACCCAGTTCGGATTGCCGCGGCGCTTGGTTTCAGATTCCATTCACGGAAATTCAGGCGCGACCGCTGAAATCAGCAGCCACGGCCGCCCTTCTTGGTGCCCTTGCGCTTCATGGCTCGTCCCTTGGTTTGCCGATGTGCACCGAGACCATCATCATGATGTCGACGCCGCACTCGGTGATTTCCGTGATCTGGTCTTCGAACATCGGCAGAAGCGTCCCGATGTACCGATGCACATCCGACACCGGCATGGTGTACCGGGCCATGGACAGCGCGCGCATCGCCGCTGAGAGCGCGACCGCCTGCTCCGACGCCAGAGACAGTTTGTCGAGTTCTGTTTGGATTTTGTGCTCGATCTGCTCTTCCATCACCTCACCACGAAACTCGGTTCCGGCCGCCTGATCCCAAGCCATTGCTCGGCCACGGCGCCCATGAATTGCTTCCGGGCTCCCTTGTGGTGGAGCATGTAGGCATGGGGGATGGCGGGGTCGTCGGGACAGGCCGGGGGCAGGTTGTGGGTGTCCATGTCGAGGTACTTGACGCGGACGCCGTGGCGATCGGCGATGCTGCCGGGCTTCAGAAGGGGGTAGCAGATGCGCCGGATGGATTCCTGATCGCCTGGCCATTCATCGGGACAGTTCGCATAGGCGAGGTCGTAGAAGCGCGTCGCTTCCGCATTCTTGCCCGCAGGCAGGAACACCGCCCCGTTGTTGAGCCCTTGGGGGCTGTACGGCCCGACCGTGACCGCGACATCCCAATCACCACCATCGAACACGGGCGACGGGTCCTTGAGGAACAGGCAGTCGACGCCGACGAAGATGGTTCCACCCTCCCCCGTGCCCATGGCCTGGAGGTAGGCGAGTTGGCCGGCGACGATGGCCCGCATCAGTTTCAGGTCCTGCGTGCCGTCGAGTGCCACAACGCGGCTGGGCGGGACGTGCGGGATGCTGTCCTCGTTGCCCTTCTCGGTGAGCAAGACGTGGCGGAGGCCGAGGCGGGTGCAGGAGGCTTCGAGGATGCCGATGGGCTCGTCGTATGCGTGGGCGCGGTCGCCGTACTCGGCGGGGCGGGGGCTGTAGTAGGAAACGATGGTGGGGAGGGTCACACCGGATGCCCGGACACCGCGAAGTCGCCCGAGACATCGTCGGGCGTGAACCGCGCGATGGGGGCGAAGCCGTCGTTGGCCGCGGGCTTGGGCCGGGCCGGAAGGCCGAGGACCGTGTCCCCGGGCCGAACGTCCTTCGTCACCACGGCGCCCGCGCAGATCGTGGCTTCGTCGCCGATGTGGACGCCGGCCAGGATGATCGCGCCGCAGCCGATGAACACCCGCTTGCCGATCACCGGCGGATTGAACCGCTTCTCCGACCACGCCCCGGCCACGATGGCCTCGGGGTCGCCGTCGTTCGCCATGCTGACGTGGGGGCCGATGAACGAGCCCTCGCCCACGACCGTGCCGCCGATCAGGGTCGCGTGGTCCATGACGCGGACCCCGTCCGAAACCAGAACATCATGCGAAATGTTGGCGTAGTGGCCGATGGTGCAGCCGGCGCCGATGACCGCGTTCTCGCGCACCGTGGCATGGGCGCCGATCAGGGAGTTCTTCCCGATCCTGGCCCCGGCATAGATCACGGCGTGGGCGTCGATGACGCTGTTCTCGCCCACGATGGTCTGGTCGTTCCGGGCCTGCGGAGCATCCGGGGTGCGAGACAGGACGTGCCGGCCGGCGGTGGGCTTCCCCACTACGGCGAGCGGCATCACGACCGAACCCCGCGCCAGGATCACCTGGCCGAGCAGGACGGCGAGCGGGTGGATGGTGCAGAACGACCGGATCAGGTCGGGGTTTTCGATGATGGCGCGATGGTCAATCGACATCGCCAGTCTCTGTGAATGTGCACCGCAATTCGACTTCCGGCATCGTGGCCGCTGAAATGCCAAGGAACTGACCATCAGCCCCCGGAAACATGAGAAAATCCCACGCCTCTGATCTTCGGCGCGCGGGGAATGTGGCCCCGGCGTCGTGCAGATCGTTGAGCGCGCTCTCGACCCGGCGCCATTGCGCCATGAGCCCTTCGTAGGCATTCTCGGCAGCCAGGTTGTACGCCTCGACTTCGGCCCAGAGCCGCTTCGCGCCGTCCTCGACGGCCTGCCACTTCGTAGCCGCCTGCTCCATGGTCATCATTCGATGAGGGCTTCCTTGATGCGGTCGAACGTCTGGGGCTCCCATTCGCCGCGATAGTTCTGCCGATAGCAGGCCATGCCCGGGAACCAGGGGCTGTGATCCCCGCGAACCATCCACCGGGCTTCCGGAGGGTGGGTCACGAGGACGTGCATTGCGGGCCGAACCGGGTTCGGAAGGCCCGCTGCAAGATGGACATTGGTGTTGGAGACGGTGACGTAGGCGTCGAGGCTGGGCAGGATGTCCAGCACCCGTTCCGGGCTCTCGACATCCGCGCACAGGTCGATGGCGCTGGAACCGAACAGCCGCTTCTCGTCGAGGGTGGCGCCGCGCTGGAGAAGGACGGGGATCGCGTTGGCCGCGCGCAGCATGTCCGCCACCAGCTCGGGCCTCGCTTCCTTCCACTGGCCGAGATCGAACTTGGTCCCCGCTCGCCAGGTCACCCCGACCGACTTTCGCTGTCCTGCGGGACGGATCATCGGGGCCGGCGGGTCGAGGAACGCGACAGGCGGGAGAACGCCGAACTCGCCGGTCAGGAGCGGCAGATCGCCGATGAACAGGTCGACCGCGTCCTCGGGGCCGAAGCCCTCGATCACCTCGGGGAAGGCCCGGCGCATCACCGGCGCGATCTTGGCCGGGAACTTGGAATAGACCGCGGTCACGCCACGCTCCTTGAGCGCGGGAAGCCACCGGAAGAAGTACAGGATGTCGCCGATGCCCTGCTCGCAGCGCAGGTAGACCGGGCGCTCGAATCGCTCCGGGAGCGGGGACAGCGGGCGCTTGTTCCGCTTCACGACGAGGCGCCAGACGTACTCGGTCCAGCCCGTCTCGTAGCGCCCCAGGGCCAGGGAGATCACGGCGATGTTGTGCCGGACTTCGAGGTCGGTGGGCGCCGCTCGGGCCGCCCGTTCGAGGAACATCAGGGCTTCCTCGGGGCGCCCCATCTTCCAGTGCGCGATGCCGAGATTGTACCAGCCATGCCGGGAGGCGGGGCCGATGGGGCAGATGCGAACCGCCTTCCACAGCCACTCGATGGCCTCCTCGTGCCGACCCTCGGCCAGGAGAACCTCACCCAGGTTGAACACCGGGGGCATTTCGCCGGGAACGGCTTCGAGGGCGGCGAGGAAGGCCGCGATGGCCTCGTGGTTGTCCTTCCGCTGGCGGGCATCGACCCCGAAGTTCAGAAGGCGCGCGGCGACTACAGGGTGCAGCGCGGCCCCATCAGCGGGGTCTTGCGGTCCCTCGCCTTGACGCGCTTCGCGTGTCGGCCGGGACGCTTCCGCGGTGGCTTGGGCTTCCATTTTGTCGGGGATGGTTTCTCGGCCATGTCGGAACACGAAAAACCCGGCACGTCGGGATGACGGCCGGGCGAAAACGGAAAGAGGCCGCCGGGTTAGGGCGGCCTCTGGACACAGATCGAACTATTGCATTTCGCTAGTACAGGAAACGCGGGGCGGTGTCAAGCGGCCGGCATCATGGTCGCGAACGCCAGCGCCGCAGCAACGATGACCCACCGGACGAAAAGCACCGCAGCGAGAATGCCGACCGTCTTGTCGAGTGGTCGGCCCGGCCTCTCCGCGTCCCTCTCGCTCAGAGCGATGAACGCGAAGATCGCCCCGAGGCCCATGGCGTGCGCCCACCCGATAGGGGGCGCCCCAAGAGGGGTCAGGAACCACCCCCACATCAGCGACAGGCCGACCCCGAACGTCAGCCACCCCGGGACCGCGAACGCGCATCGCACCAGGAATTCCATCACGCCGCCCTCGCCGCCCAGTTCCCCCGCACGCCATCCTCGGCCCGGCGCACGGCCCGCTCGTCCGCGATCATGTCCAACGCGTCGAGCAGGTGCAGCCGATACCGCTCCCGCTTCGAGGCGCCGACCGCGAGGTCGTTCAGTGGCCGGCAGTAGACCGCGACCTGGCGCAGCACCCACTCCCGGATCGAGCCGGCGATGACCAGCGACAGCATCGCGTCGAGGCGCAGACGCACCGCCTCTGCCCGCTCCTCCGGGGTGCGGATGTCGGTCTGCCGTGCCCGGGCTTCGAGCATGGCGTCCGCATCGTCGGGGTTCGTCGTGGGCGCCACCATGCGGCGGGACCGGCTGTCGATGCTGGCGAACGGCTGGCCCCAGACGTGGAACGCAAGGTTGGCGAACGCCCGGCCGGCATCGCGCCGACGCTCGGCCTCTGCGGGGTCCTCGCCCATCCGGGACAGCAGTCCCTTGGAGAACATGACGTCGATCGGGTGATCCAGGGACACATCCACGCGGCCGGTTTCCTTCATCCGTTTCACGATCATTTCGGGTGTGGGCTCCGCTCGTTCGGGGCGCAACTGACCGCCGGGGTAGCGGTCACCGGGCTTGCGTTTTCTCGCCATCAGGACACCCCCATCCACCGCTGCACCGCGGGATCGGATTCGTCGGTCATGCTGCCCCCCTTTGCTCGAAATCGCTGCGCTTGGGTTCCGGACCGACCTTCCCGCCGTCGCGCCATGCCTTCCACGCCTCGGTGTAGGCGGACCCGGACTGGAACGCGCCGATGACGACGGCCCCGGTTTCTCGGGCTGCCGCCGCCGGCGGTCCGGAGCCTGCCCGCCTCGCGTCGAGGGCCTCCATCACGGCGCCGCGGAAATACTCCGGGCTGCCCGGCGGCGATCCGGGCTTGCGTTTCGCCATGACCGCCGCGACGGCCGGCACGATGTCCAGCTCGGGGTCGGCGCCCCTCGCCATCCATCCGGCGACGATGCCGGCAGCGGTCATCCAGCGGGATTGCTTGTGGCGATCCGCACCGGCCATGGCCTCGATGCGGCGGCACAACGCGTCGAGCGGGTCGGCGTCGGCAGGCGGCTGCGGCACACCTCCTGCTCCTGCTCCCATTCCTCTCCCATTCCTCTCCCATTCCTGCTCCCTCTGCGGAGGCTTTCCCGCATTTGTCGGGAATGGGTCGCCTTCATCGTCGTCGTTTCCCGCATTTGTCGGGAATGGCGGCGCTCCATTGCCGTCCTGTTCCGCCTCATTCGCGGCCGAGCCGGGGCATGGCAGCCCGACATAGGACGCGAGACGCGGCGGCAGGACGTGCACGGGGTTGGGGCGCCGGGGGTTCTGGAAGCGGCGAAAGTTTCGGATGGCACCGTAGCTTTTGCCGGCCTCGTCGAAGCGCTTGACCATGTCGTTGGCCGCCAGCTCGGCGAGCAGGGCCGGGACATCGACGCCATCGACTGGGAACAGGCGCATCTTGATCTGCACCGGCTTCCACTCGAACACGCCGTTGTCGTCGGCCTCGTTGCGGATGGCCAGCGCCAGCAGTCGGGCGGCCATGGAACACGACACGAACGCCTCGTCGGTCCACTGGCCTGGGTGGATGGATCTGATCCGCGACATCACTGCCTCGCGAGGTTGCCGAAGGCCGTGCGCGGGCCATCGAACAGCAGCGGGACGGTCCGGCGGGCGCCGTGCCGGTTCTTCTCGATCGCGAGGTCGGCGATGCCTTCGCACGCCGCCATCTCGACCTTCCATTTCTCGAAGCGGTCGTTGAACTTCGCGTCGTCCTCGCCGTCCTTCCTGCGGGGCTCCCGCATCCCGAGGTAGTATTCGTGGCGGTACAGCATCCACACGCTGTCCGCGTCCTGCTCGATCGAGCCGGATTCGCGGAGATCGGATAGCTGGGGCCGCTTGTCGTCCCGGCTCTCGACGGAGCGCGACAACTGCGACAGGGCGATGACCGGGATGTTCAGTTCCTTGGCCATGACCTTCAGGTCGCGGGTGATCTTCGACAATTCCTGAACCCGGTTCTCGGTCTTGGCCGAGGCCACCAGAAGCTGGATGTAGTCGACGACTACGAGGCCGACGCGGGCCTTGCGGGCCATTGAGCGGACCCGCATCCGAAGTTGGGTGACGGAGGCCGCGGGCGTGTCGTCGATGTGCAGCGGCATCCGGCCCATGTCCGATTGGGCGAACACCAGTTCCCGCATCTCGTCGTCGCTGACGTGCCCGGCGCGCTGCCGCTCGGTCGAGATGCCGGTCATGTCGGCCAGGATGCGCTGGGCGAGTTGCGAATAGGACATCTCCAGCGAGAAGAAGATGACCGGGACGCCGTCGCGGGCCGCGGCGAGCGCGATGCTGTTGGCCAGTGCCGTCTTGCCCATTCCGGGCCTGCCGGCGAGGACGATGAGGTCCGGCGCGTGCAGGCCGGAGGTCGCGCGGTCGAGGTCGATCAGGCCCGTGGATATCCCGGTGACCTTGCCGCCCGCCTTCTTCGCGGCCTCGACTTGGCGCACCGCGACCAGCGCCGCATCCGAGATGTGGACCGCCTTGCTGCCGACCGCCCCGCTGTCGGCGACGGCCGCCACGGCCGAAACCGCCTCGGCCAATGTCTCCTCGATCGTGCGGTTGGTGTCCGTGGCCATGGCCAGCTGGGTGATGGCCTCGCCGACCGCCAGCATCTCCCGCCGGATGTATGCCTCGCGGATCGCGACTGCGTAGTGGTTGGCGTTGGCGATGGTCGCGGATGCCGCGGTGAGGCGCGCCAGGTACAGCCCGCCGCCGCCGTGATCGACGAGCGCCGGATCGTCCTTGAACGCCTCCCGCAGCGTCAGGGCATCAGCGAGACCGCCGCGCATGATCGCGGCACGGGCCGCCGAGAATATCCGTCCGTGCACGGGGATCGCGAAATGGTGCGGCTCCAGCCCGGCGACGTGTTCGCGGTCGAGAACCGCGTTGTTCACCAGCAGCGCACCGAGAAACGCCTGCTCGGCCTCGTCCGCCCGCGGCGGCTCCGGTGCGTCGAAAGGATTGCGCCCGCCGCCATCAGCCATGATCGCCCCCAGGAGCAAAGAACGCGATGAAGCGGCCATAGGAACGGGCCAGTGCATCGGCGGTTTCGCGGTCGCGGCCCTTCTGGAACGCGATGGCGGCTGCCGCGTATTCAGAGAACGCGCGGCTCGCCAAGGTGTCGAGTGCTTCGCGCGACAGTCCTCCCGCGACGAGCGGGACGAGTTCGTCGGGAGCGTCCATACGCTCCCTTGTCATCGGTTCGTGCATGGTCGGCATTTTACCGGCGGACAACTGGACTCGCGCGCGGCTTTTCATGCACAGGGCAGCTTTCCTGTGGATGCTTCGCCGTATTGCGCAGGCGCCAGCACTGGAACTTCACCGATTGCAGCGAGCGACACAGCGCATCGGCGACTTCGGACATCGTCGCTTTCTCGGCGCGCATACGAAGTAGCGTGGCTCGTTCCTCGGCCGACCATCGCACTTTGTTGTCGTTGCTGATCCCGTGGCGGTGCATCATTGAATTGATGGCCGGGATCGAGCGCCCCATGACGGCGGCGATGTGGCCGGTTTTCATGCCGCGCGCCGCCATCTCGTCGACGCGGACGACATCATCGTGCGTCCACTTCGGCATCACGCGGCACACCATGCGGTCGCGTTCGAGCAGTAGGACATCCGGTCCTGGACGGCGTAGACCGGGCGCCAGATCGGTTCCGGCCGACAGGCGCGGGGATCGTCCTCGAACCGCGCATCCGCCGGCCAGTCGTCGTGCGAGGCGGTGACGCGGGGCCAGTAGCCGCCGGGCATGAACTCGGCCATGTCGGCGCTGGCGTTCGGTTCCGACACCACGCCGTCGGCGCCGTAGACCTCGGCGATCCACTGCGCGATGATCGCGCGCGGCGCCTTGATCGAATTCGATATCCGCTCGACGCTCATGCCCTCCGCGGCTCGGGCGAGCGCCTTCTGCCGCCATGGCTCGCGCTGCTCCGGTGTCATGTCGGCCATGCGGGAAGCCCACGCCCGGCCCGGGCGGCCCGCATACCGGCCGGATGGCTTCGTGGCGACCTTCGGCGGCATCCGCGTGACGAGCGGCAGGCCCGACTTCCAGCGCAGGATGAGCCGCCGCGCCATCCGCTCCGAACACCCGATCTGCTCGGACACCAGGAGCGCCGACGCGCCGACCGACATCAGCGACCGGAACTGCGCCTCGACCTCGGGCGACCAGCGGTACGTCTCCATCCCCCTCACTCCCTGATCGCGTTGAACAGCCGGCGGACGGCGTAGGACCGGGCCAGCGAGACGACGGTGAACGCGGCGCCGATGGCGAGGTTGTCGCCGATGGACACCGCGATGCCGAACAGCGGGAAAATCGCGAGCTGCGCCAGGACGGCGACGCCGTAGCCGACCAGCACGTTCGCGATGGCCTCGACGGCGGACATGCGGCGGGATTGGCCGGTCATGCCGAAACCCAACCGAGTTGCGGCCGGCCTTCGTGCGCGTGATTCCAGACGTACCAAGCGAAGGCGATCATCCCGCCGCCGCCCTTCAGCATCTCGTCGCCGCCGCGCAGCATCGGAACGCGATTGGAAAACACCCAGACGTTGGCCAGGGGGCTGTTCTCGAACAGATCGCGGCGCGCCTTGCCCTCCAGCCACGCCAGCCGGCAGAGCATCGCCACCTTGCCCGTGGTGCGCGCCAGCGCGTGTCGGACGAATTCCTCGGCGTGCTTGAAGGGCGGATTGGTGACGATGTTCGTGGCAACGGTGCGGTAGTCGAGCAGGAAGTCGACGCCGGGCTGGCCGTAGCCACGGTCGATGAGGTCGCTGGACTGCACGTCGTAGCCGGCCGCCTCCAGAACCTTCGAGATAGCGCCATCGCCGCAGGCCGGTTCCCAGATCGAACCGACGAACCGCTCGACGCGCAGCAGGGCTTCCGTAGCCTTGGGCGGGGTCGGGTAGAAGTCGTCGCGCTCGCGGTTCGCCTTGTCCGGGATGATGCCGCGGACGTAGTGCTGGCCGACGGTGCCGGGCGCGTCCATCACACGCACCCCGCGAGCAGCGACGGCTGGGTCGGCTTCACGGGCTTCGGCTCGTCGCGGAACAGATCGCGCTGGCGGTACGCATCGTCGACCCGGCGGCAGGCAATCTCGAAGTAGCCGGGGTCTATCTCGATGCCGATGAAGCGCCGGCCCAGCTTTGCGCAGGCGACACCCGTGGTGCCGGAGCCCATGAAGGGGTCGAGGACTGTTTCGCCGTCGAACGAAACGCGCTTGACCATCCATAGCGTCTGCCTGATCGGCTTCGGACACGGATGTCCGTTCTTCTCGGCCGGCTCCGTCGAACTGAAGCCGTTCGGCTGGCTTCCAAGACCGCGCATCAGGAAGGGGTCTCTGCCATAGTAAAACAGCGGCTGAGAGCAGGTGAATCCCCAGGGCCCAGAACTCGCCCCGCTTGGATAAAAGATGGCGCCCTGAGCGCGGGGTGCGTCGTACAGATGCGAGCAAGCGTTTCCCGGCGTCACCACACAGCTTCGGGCGAGCGCCACAGCTTGCCGCACGGCAGGAACGCAAACAGCGGCAACATTCTTCGGCGTGTCATCAAACGAGGCATAACCGTTCCCATCGCGCGCGGAGTGCTTGGTCTCGGAACCGGCGTAGGCCACGCCATACGGCGGGTCCGTCACCACCGCATCCACCTTCCCGAGCGTCGGGAGGACCGACAAACAATCAGCGTTGAAAAGCACCGCGTCGCCAATGACTTGGTGCCGAAAATGCCTCGCCTCGGCGGGCACTATTTGGTATTCTTCCGACATGCTAGAAACCACCGCGCGCAATGGGCGCAAGTACCGAATACCCAACCTTGTCGGCGAGCGATTTGGCCGGTTGCGCGTGACTGGTTATGCCGGCAAGAAAGGCAAGCTCCATTACTGGGAATGTGCCTGCGATTGCGCGGACACTAAGACGGTCGAAAGCTGGTCCCTCCGGAAGGGCGTCACGCGAAGCTGCGGATGCTTGCAGCGAGAGACAGTCAGCCGTTGCGGACGCGACCATTGGCATTTCCGAGGCGGGAAATCTCATGACGCGAACGGCTACGTCACGTTGACTTCCAAGGCGCACGGCGCGAACGCTGGGCGTCGAGAGCATCGCGTTGTTATGGAGTCCGTTATCGGCAAGCGTCTGCACCGTGACGAGATCGTTCACCACAAGAACGGTGATAAATCCGACAATCGGATTGAAAACCTCGAAATCATGACCAGAGCCGATCACGGCCGGCACCATCACGGATGACCCCAGATACAGGGTGGCGTCGCCGATGTGCTCGACCCGGTGCGCCATCACACGCACCCCGCGAGCAGCGACGGCTGGGTCGGCTTCACGGGCTTCGGCTCGTCGCGGAATAGGTCGCGCTGGCGGTAGGCGTCCTCGATCCGCTTGCAGGCGATGTCGAAGTAGCCTGGGTCAATCTCGATGCCGATGAACTTCCGGCCGAGTTTCGCGCAGGCGACACCAGTGGTGCCGGAGCCCATGAAGGGGTCTAGGATGGTTTCGGCATCCGCAGTGAACGACGCTATCAACTCTCGGGGTAGCGGGACGGGATAGACTGCCGGATGCCCCGCCTCGATGCCGCCAACATGCTTATGGCGCACAGTGCGGATCACACTATCGCCAATGCGAAAGTCTTGCGTCGTCAAGTCTTTCGCGGACCAGCCAGAGATTGATCCATCAGAGGAACGAAGACCGGATTTAGTTCCCCGCGACTTGCCGGCGTGCGTGCAGGGCACTGTCTTGTTGATCTTGCGAGATTTTCTATTAAAGTGAAAAATAAACTCATGCGAAGGAGCAAGGCGCCCCGACCAATCGCCAGGGAGACCTGGCCCTTGGTCCCAAACGTACCAGCCGAAATGCCTCCAGCCAGCCGAGCGCATATCGTCGATCAAGTCCTGCCAATAGGGGATTACCTCCCCTTCGCGATGTATCATCCCCAAATTCACAAGAATCTGTGTGGTTTCATGCGCAGGCGCTCTCAACATCGCCGTGGACACAAGAGCCCGCCAGTTGCTGATCTTTTTCCCGTAGTCCCGCTGCTGCCCATAGGGAGGAGATGTCACCACCGCATCCACCTTCCCGATCTGGGGCAGGATTTCGAGGCAGTCCCCGAGGTGGAGTTCCGCGTCGCCGATGCGCTCAATGCGATGGTCCATCACCCCACCCCCGCCACGATCCCGATGGCGACGGCGACGAGGATCGCGACGCCCAGCACCACGCACCAGGCGGAGCCCTGCGCGTAGCCGTCGGCCGCGCGGGGCGGCGGGTCGAGCATCACTCGGTCGTTCATGTTCACACCCTCGCCTTGAGCGCGATGTGCTTGGCCTGCCGCAGGGCCGCGAGCCTCGCCAGCCGCTTCCCGTGCGGGGCGCGGACGTATGCGCGCTTGGCTTCGCGGACGGCGCGGATTTCGGGAGGGATCAGCCGGCGGGGCCTCATGCGAACCTCCGGCGCGGCGCGTCGATGCCGCTGCGGCGGACGCGGCGCGGGATCGCGTAGAGGTGTTCCGTGACCACGCCGTCGGCGACCGTGCGCCCGGTGGCGATCTCGAAGTTGCCGAGGTCGTACTGCCGCCACGCCTCGTCGAGATCGAGTTTGGCGCCGTCGACCGGGACGAACCGCCCGCGCTCTTCGGAGCCGCCGACGGTCCACGTCCGGGTGCCGACGATCATGGATGCGGGGGCCTGGATCATGCGGGCATCACCAGGACTTCGACGCGCGGCATGTCGCTGTACCGCTTCATCGCGTAGCTGGACACAATCAGCGCATCGTCGAGGAACACGACGCCGTTGATCGCGTCCTCGGCCGCCTTCTGGACGTTCGACAGATCGGGCTTCTTGCCGGGCCGCACCCTGCCGGCCAGGGCATCGTCGCGGCGCTTCTTCGGCCAGCTCGCGGGCACCGCGAAGAACGCCGACACCTCCATCGTCACGGGCACCGTGAACGGCGGTCGCCCGGCCATGGCATCCATCGCGGCGACCCGGATCATCCCCTCGTAGCTGCGGGTTTTCTCCGGGGTATAATGGCCGATGTGCCCGCCGCGCAGGAACGCTCGGGCGCGGCCCTTGCCCTGGGGATGGCCGGGGAGGGTGAATGCGACGCCGTCCACGGGCGTCAGTCCTCGACGCCGGGCAACATCCCGAGCGCCCGCTTGTAGACGTCGATCAGTTCTTCCCGCTCGGCCACGTCGGCCTCGTCCATGCGCCGGATGCGGATCACCTCCCGCATGATGGTCGTGTCGAAGCCCTCGCCCTTGGCCTCGGCGTAGACCTCCTTGATATCCTCGCCGAGCGCCTTCTTCTCGGTTTCGAGATTCTCGATGCGCTCGATGAAGGCGCGCAGCTGGTCGGCGGTCACGATGTTGACGACGGGACTGTCGGTCATGCGCTCACCTCGCCTTGATGATGGCGCCGGGCCGCCCACGCTCCCCTGCCCGGCTGTAGGGGTGGAATGCCGCGTCACCGCCGCCGGTCGCCGAACGCAACAGCGCCTTGAGCGGGTGGTGGCCGCGTGGGTCGTGCTGGTGCGGGGTCATTTCGTCCCCCGCAGCGCGCGGATGAACTCGCGCAGCTTGTCGGTGAGCAGGTATCGGGACCACGCGCCCCTCTCCGGGGACGAGAGACGGCATGTCAACCATGCCGGCCGGGAGCATGGGCGAGGTACCCCGCCCCGATGGGATGAAAAGGGCGGCCATCACTCGACGCCGCCCGTCACGAGATTCCGCCCGAGGCGGTAGAGGAATGCCGACGCCATGACGCCCGCGAGCGCGAGGCCGAGCGCGACTGCCGCGATCACGGTGCCGAGCGCGAGGGCGATGGCGATCATTCCGGCGACCGATCCAGAACGGCGTCGATCCGGCGCACCGCCTCGACCGTGCGGACGCGGTGCTCAAGCGCCTCGATCCGCACCAGGGCTTCCGTGACCGTGTTGGACAGCGCGTCGATGCGCTGGCGCAGGATGTTCACGTCGAGGTCCGGGGGGATGGCCATCAGGCGGCCCGATCGGTGGACAGCAGCTTGCGGCAAGCCTGCCCGAACGACAGGTCGGGGTACTGCCGCCATACGGGCGCGACGTGCAGGTATGCGTTTTCGAGAACGTCGAGATACGCCGTGTCGTCTTTGATCTGCTTGCGCCGGATTTCGATGACGCGACGGAACTGCATCTCCGTCATGTCCTCGGTGTTGACGAGGCGCCGCCCCTCGATATCGACGGCGTGGCGCACCCGAAGGTCCGGGAAAGGCAGTTCGGATTGCGTCGTCTCGACCGCCCGACTCGCTTCCATGCGCCCGCGCGTCGCGGCGTCTTTGATGCGCTTCGTCAGCGCCTCGCAGACCAGCGCCTCAACGTCATCATCATCCAGCATCGGGCGGGCGACCGACACGGCATGGTGCAGGTCGATCCCTTCCGGCCCGCTTTCCAGCTCGACCACTCGGCCAATCACGTCACTCAGCCGCGACATGCACGTTCTCCTGTTCAATAGCCGCCCACTCGTCAGCGAATGCCGCCAGCCAGCGAGCGGCGGCGCGCAGGTCGACGAGGGAAACGGCGTGGCGATGCCCGACAGGGAAGAGGCGCGCGGCTTCGGCGCCATCGCGCGGGAGTTCGTCGAAGGCGGCCATCAGAGCCCGCACCTTCGCGCTGATAGCCGTATGGGCGAGGTCTTCGGCGAACTGCGCGGCGCGGCCAACATCCGGTCGGGGCGGAGACACTGCGGAGGAAACGGCCGGATCAGAAGCGAACGCAGGCATCTCGATCGCGATGCGCGAGCCGGCTCCGGTGCTGTCGAAGACGGAACGATCGGGCGTTGGGCGACCACCGATCGCCGACGTGTTCATCGTCGAGACGGAACCGTAGCGGTTGATGTAGGTGCGCTCGGCTCGGTCACTCATAACATTTGGAGTGACGGGCGCCGGCCGGAGCTTGCTGACGAAGGGTTGCGACACGGCACAGCGGCGAGAGATTTCACCGTCGGACCACCCCGCCCACTCGGGATCATTCAGCAGCGCCAGCACCGCCCGCCGCTTGTCCTCGTTCGTGCGCCGCATCCCGTGGGAGGCGTTGGCGCCGACCGAGAACAGGATCGCGTCGCGCCGCGTGCCCTGCCGAACATCGCATTCGATCGACTGGCGCCCGGCCGCCTTGTGAGCGTGCGTCCGATGGAACCCGTCCGCCAGCCAGTAGGTGGAGCCGTCGAAATAGACGACGGCGGGCGGGAACGCGGCGCCGGTCGCAAGGGCGAGCGCGTATTCCTCCACCACGTCGAAGTCGATCGCAGCGCGCGGCTGGGTGCCGCCATCCATGTTGATCGAGGCGATGGCGACGGAGGTCACGCGGCCTCCGGCGTGTTGGTCTGGCCGTAGAAGTCGTTGGCCGTGACCTGCCCGTCGGTCGCCTCGTTGATGGCGTCCAGCGTCTTCCAGTCCGGGCGATTGAGCCCTCGCCGCAGCCGGCTGACCGTCGGCACCGACAGGCCGGACTTGGCAGCGAATGCCGCAAGCGTCAGGCCGTTGGCCGATAGATAGTCGGAAAGTTTCATGGGGTGGAAGTTACACGGGGCGCAATCGACCGTCAACACCTTCTTTCACCGGGTGGCATAGACGGAGTCGACCGCCGGACGCACGGTGCAAGCGCCATGCGAAAGACGATGATTCGTGAATGGCGCCTCTATCGGGGGCTAACTCAGCAGCAGCTCGCCGACCGGATCGACGTATCGACGGCATCCATGAGCCGGATCGAAAACGGCAAGCAGGACTATACGCAAGCGCACTTAGAGGCGATTGCATATGCCCTGAATTGCGAACCGGCCGACCTGATCGGCAGCAGAACGCCAGGCGCCCCCGAGTTTGAGCTTTGGACCGTCATCCAAGGCATGAAGCCCAGCCAGCGGCTCCGCGCGATGAAGGTGCTGCGCGCACTGGCTGAGGAAGACGAGGCGGCCTAGACCTACGCGCGCCGGGTTGCTTGGGGCGGAAACTTGCGCGAGCTATCTATTACGCGGGGTGCAATTTTTCTGTAGACGACTTCTTACGCCCCGTGTAATCTCCCCTCCATCACCACCGATGGAGCCCCCGATGTCCGAGCCGCAGGCCCCGACGAACAACCCGATCCCGCCGGCCTGCGGCCGTTCCTCGGCCTGCCGCACATCCTCTCACCCCGCCCCGTCGCAGCCCATCTCATTGCGGCTCTGCGCAACCCGACGCCACGCCTCGCTTCGTCACTCGACGCAGCACCGCGCAACGCAACCCGTTTGAAGGGATGTCCCCGATGAAGATCGCCCACGCGACGCTCAAGTCCGTCGCCCCCTATTCGCAGTCCCGCGCCCACGAAACGCCCAAGCTCGACCGGGAAACCTCCGACGCCCACGAGGTCCGGACGTGGCGTGAGAAGACGCACACCAACCCGAACGGGCACATCTTCATTCCGCCGATGTCGTTCAAGCAGAGCCTCGACAAGGCCGCGCAGCAGCTCGGCCTGCAGATCCCCGGCAAGGGCAAGTCCACCTACACGAAGTTCTTCCGCGCCGGCGTCCTCTGCGTCGAAGGCCCCGAACTGCCGATCACCAAGGATCAGGTGCAGGGCGAGCGCATCCACGCGAACAGCGACGGCGTGCGCGGTTCTGGCAAGCGGGTCTGGCGGTGGTTCCCCACGATCCCGGACTGGACGGCTGAGGTGTCGTTCCACGTCCTCGCCAACGAGATCACCAAGGACGTGTTCGAGCAGCACCTTTCGCAGGCCGGCAGCTTCGTCGGCATCGGCCGGTTCCGCCCCGAGAACGGCGGGTACTACGGCCGGTTCAAGGTCGAACGCATCCGCTGGGAAGAAGTCTGAGTTCCGCAGCACACCGCAACGCACCGCATCTCAACACCCCGCTTCGCTCCGCTGCGCAGCGCTCCGCAACGCATTGCCTCCATCAAGGAGAACCAGCCAGTGACCAACCCGTCCTTCCGCGCTTCGCCCGAGAACGAGATTGCCGTCACCCGGCTTGTCGACGCCCTCCGCGCGCTGCCGGTCGGCGGGACGCTGGAATACACGACCGCCTCCGAAGCCTGCGGCGACGATGTGCAGAAGCACGGTCGCCGCCTGCTCGCCAAGGCCCGGTCCATCGTCGAGGCCGAGGACGGGAGCCGCTTCGGCACCGTCTCCACGGTCGGCGTCAAGCGCCTCGAAACCAGCGACGTGCTGGGGATCGGGGCCGGATACCGCCGCCACATCCGCCGGACCTCCAAGCGGGCCTTCGCTCGCCTGTCCGGCATCCGCAACAACGACCTCTCCGAAGAACAGCGCAAGCGGCTCGATGCCGAACGCGCGGCCTTCGGCGCGATCAGCCTCGTGGCCGGCGAGAAGTCCATCGCGACCGTCGCCGCCCACACCACCGACGCCGTGCTGCCCGTCGCGGACACGCTCCGCCTGTTCGCCGGGGCCGCACGATGACCACGACCAAGAACGTCACCGCAGCGCACCGCAACTCGCCGCGTCGCTTCTCTACGCGTCGCACCGCCCTGCTCCGCATCGCTACGCAGCGCTACGCGCTCCCCCGCTTCGCGTCCCAGCGCGACGCTACTCAGCGCTTCTCCACCCATCGCAACGCACCGCTGCTCAACCTCACGCTAGGCGACGCAACGCAACGCCACCCTCTGATCCCGGAGGCCCGCCCCATGCACCCCATCGTTCTCCGCGACACACTCTCCGCCGCCGACGAGCGCGCGCTTCCCGCCGCTGCCGCCGGTCTGATCCGCCACCCCGCCGTGATCCTGTATCGGGGTGCCGACGATCCGAACGCCGTCCGCGTCTGTGCCCAGGGATGCGCGGCACGGTCCCGCCGGCTGCTCGACGCGGCGGCGTCAGCCGATCACCCCGCGTTCGCGCACGTCCTGCAGATGGCCGCGCTGGCGGAGATCGAGCGGGGCGCCGCGGTGCTGGCGGAGGGCGGGCGATGAAGCGCTTCCTCGACACCTCCTACCCCTTCCGCGGCGTCGCGGGCCTGCCGCTGCTGCCGCGGGTGTACGCGCCGTCGATGACCGTCCGCCGCCGCCCCCGCCGGGACAACGCGGACGTCGCGCTCGCCGACCACGCGCTGCTGATCGCCGGCCGCGTCGCCGGTCCGGTCGCGGTGGTGGTGCTGACCTTCGTCCTGACCCTTCCGATGGTGACGCCATGAGCGACACCACGATCCACCAGCGCCTCGACCGCCTCACCCGCATGACCGCGCTCGGCGACTGCGCCTCGATCCTGCACCGGCACATGCGATGCGCCTACGCCCGGCCGGACTGGGAGGCGCGTCACGCCATCCTGCGGCCGGTCCTCGACGACATCGCCGCGCTGCTCGACCGCGACTACGCCAAGGCACAGGAGGCCGCGTGATGAATGACGAACAGATGCGCGAAGCACTCGAAGACCTCATCGAGGCCGTCCGCCTGATTTACATCGCGAAGGGCGCGTCGGGGGCGGCGGCCGACATCGTGCGCGATCAGATCCGGGAGCGCGTCAGGGCGGCGAGCGCCGCCCTCGAAAGCGGTGACGGGGAGGCCGCCTAGATGGCCATCACCTACGAGAACCGCCGCCGCGACGGGGACACGGTCCGCGTCACGGTCTGTCCCTCCCAGGACAAGGCGGTCGCCGACCTCGGGCAGTCGTTCCTCGACAGCGACTACGACTACGACGGGACGCTCGTGGTCTGGCGGGACCGCTACGGGCACATCGTCCGTATCGAGGCCAAGAACCTCGCCCGGCAGGCCGAGGAATGGGCCGCCGACGCCCGCCAGGACGCCAGGGACGAGCGCGAGGACCCGTATCCGGCGAGCAGGATCGGGAGGGCGGCATGACCACGCGGACGGCTGACGAACTCGCGCGGATCGTGGACGAGCACAACCGAACGGGGGCCGGCTGGGGGGCCGTGCAGGCCCTTCTAGAGCACATTGCCACCGAGCAGTCCCGCATCGACGCGGCCGTGGCGAAGGAGCGGGAGCGGTGTGCGGCTCTGGAAGAAGGGCTGCGCGACGCAGCAGCCTACCTCGCCGTCTTCGTCTCGATCTACGAGAAGACGCCGAGCTTTCGTCTCGACGCTCTCCACAAGACGAAGCGCGCCGACTACCGCGCCGCCCTTAAGCGCGTCCAAGCGCTCGTCTCCCCCACCCCGACCACGGAGGAAGGCGCATGAACGTCATGACCGACACCAGTGCAGTCATCGACGCCACACGCATCGCCGCGTTGAAAGCGGACGGCGCCGCTGCACGCAAGCGGGTGGCGGAACTCCTCGCGGAGAACGAGACGCTGCGGCAGCGGAACGCTGCGCTGAAAGATGGGCTGCGGCCGTTCGCCATGGAATGCGCAGAGTGGGTCGAGCATATCCATCTGCTTCCGAACGAGACCGTTCCGGAGATCAGGGCGCCCAGCGACGATGCCGTGGCCGCAGCACGGTTCACGCTCGGCGACCTCCGCCGCGCCCGCGCCCTCCTCGCCGGGAGGCCCACCCCATGACCGACATCGGCCGCTGCCAGTCCCGCCCGATCCACGAGGGCGACCGCGTCCGGCACGTCTGCGACGCGTTCGAGGGCACGGTGGAGCGGATCGACCCGATGGGCATCCCGACCGTCGCCATGCGGCTCGACGGCGGTGCGGTGCTGATCCTGGCCGAGGCGTTTGTGGAGAGGGTGACGCCATGAAAATCACCGAACCCGGCGTCTACACGATGGGCGCCGAAGTCTACCACGCCGACCCCTGCCCGACGCCGTCGCTGTCGTCGTCCGGCGCCCGGAAGCTGCTCAAGCAGTGCCCGGCGCGCTACTGGTACGACCGCCAGAACCCGCCGGAGCCGAGCGACGCATTCGTGCTGGGATCGGCCGCCCACGAGTGGCTGCTGGAAGGCGAGACCTGGCCGATGCGCCACGTCGTGCTGCCCGAGGACCACGACAACCGGACCAAGGACGGCCGGGCGCGGGTCGAGAGCATCAAGGGCGCCGGGAAGCGGCCGGTGACGGCGGAGCAGTGGGAAGCGATCCGCGCCATGAAGTCGGCACTCGACGCGCACCCCTTCGCCAGCGCGGCCTTCCGCAACGGCCGGCCCGAGCTGTCCCTGTTCTGGCGCGACGAGCGTTTCGGTATCTGGTGCCGCGCGCGACCGGACTGGCTGCCGAACGCCGGGACCATCGTCGCGGACTACAAGACGTGCAACTCGGCCCACCCGGACGACCTGCGGAAGTCGATCGCCGACTACGGCTACGACATGCAGGCGGACTGGTACATGCGCGGCATCAAGGCGCTCGGCCTGATGACGCACCCGACGTTCGTGTTCGTGTTCCAAGAGAAGGCCCCGCCGTACCTCGTGACCGTCGTCACGCTGGAGGAAGCCGCGCTTCTGGCCGGCGGGCTCAAGAACGAGCGGGCCGCCGCCACCTTCGCCAAGTGCCTGCGCACCGGCCAGTGGCCCGGCTACGCGGACGACGTCGTCGCGCTCGATATCCCGGCCTGGGAGCACACGAAGATCGAGCGGGACAAGGAACGCGGCCTCTACGACGTGATGAACGAGTGGCAGGCGCCACACCAGGAACCAGCGGAGTAGGAAGATGCCGCCTTTCGTCCCAATGAACGGGATGCAGTTTGGGCGTCTGTTGGTAGGTGAGCAGGCTCCGTCCCGAGGCGCGCGTATCCATTGGGAATGTCGCTGCGACTGCGGCGCGGCCGTCATCGCGCGGTCGGATCATCTGCGCTCCGGGCACACCCGATCATGCGGATGTTTGCAGATCGAGCGCGCCCGGGAGGTTTTCCCCGAAGTGACGGGGACCCACCGGATGAGCGGGTCGGCAGAATACAAGGCGTTCAAGGGCGCCCGGGACCGCTGCTCCAACCCCCGACACAAGAACTGGCATGGTCGGGGCATCCGCTTCCTCTTCGCCTCATTCGATGACTTTTACCGGGAAGTAGGTCCGCGCCCGAGCCGCCGACACAGCATCGATCGCACAGATAATAGCGGGGACTACGCCCCTGGCAATGTCCGTTGGGCCGACCCGAAAGAACAGGCCCGGAACCGTCGACCCAGGAGGAAGGCATGACAAACGCAGTCGCGCACATCGCGGACCAGAAGGGGGACGGCCGATCCGTCCTCGTGACGATGGCGACGCGCTACGGCATGGAGCCGCGCGCGTTCGAGGCCACGCTTCGCGCCACGGTGGTTCCGAAGGACACGTCGCCGGAGCAGTTCGCGGCGTTCCTGCTGGTCGCCCGCGAATACAGCCTCAACCCGATCCTCAAGGAGATCTATGCCTTCCCGACGCGCGGCGGCGGCATTCAGCCGATCGTCAGCATCGACGGGTGGTCGAACCTCGTCAACTCGCACCCGCAGTGCGACGGCTTCGACTTCGAGGACCACATCGACAGCGCGGGCGCGCTCGTCTCGATCACCTGCCGCATGTACCGGAAGGATCGGAAGCACCCGATCGTCGCGACCGAATACATGGCCGAGTGCCGGCGCGCGACCGATACCTGGCGGCAGTGGCCGCGCCGGATGCTGCGGCACAAGGCGCTGATCCAGGCCGCCCGCTACGCATTCGGTCTCTCGGGGATCGCCGACCCGGACGAAGGCGCCCGAGCGCACGACCCGGTGGTCGACGTGACGCCGGACGCCCCCCGCCGCGTCACCGGCGCCGACCTGATCGCGCAGGCCGGCAGCGCGTCCGTGACCGACGCCGAGATCGTCGACCCGCCGCAGGCCGAGCCGCCCACCGCTGTTGAGCCGAAGGTGATGAAGGCAGCCCCCGTCACCCTCGACGAGGACGGCAACCCGGACTGGCCGCGCTGGCAGCAGATCGTCCTGCGGGGCGTGATGAAGGCGCCGGACGCGGCAACGCTCGAAAGCTGGTGGTCGGTGAACGCGCCGGCCATGGCGACGTTCACGGCCGCGCACCCGGACAACGCCGCCGCGATGGTCGAGACGCTCGATCTGCGCCGCGCCGAACTGGTGCCGGCCGGGAAGTAGGCCCATGACCCTACCCGCCCGCATCAAGCCCGAGCCCATGGGCCGGGACAAGCGCATCCGGTCCCCGGCGCATCTGGGCTGGGTACGCTCTCACGCCTGTTGCGTGCCGGGGTGTGACGGCCGACCGATCGAGGCCGCGCACGTCCGCTCCGGGACCGATGGCGGGACCGGAATCAAGCCCGGGGACATGTGGGCGATCAGCCTGTGCGCCGCCCATCACCGGGGCCAGCACCAGGTGGGCGAGCCCGAGTTCGAGCGCCAGCATGGGATCGACATGAAGGCGCTGGCGAGCGAATTCGCCGCACGGTCCCCGCACCGGACGAAGCTGACCCGGAGGGCGGCATGACCGCATTCCACTTCGAGGCGAAGAAGTACGCCCTGCGACAGGCGAAGGACGGCGTCGTCGTCTCCTTCCTCGTCCATCCGAACGACGTCGTCCCGCAACTCCTGTCAGCAGCGATCGGCGAGCACTACGTCGTCGCGCTGGCGCCCTACGAGGAGAAGGCGGCGGAGGCCGAGCAGCAGCCCGCCCCCGCTCCGGTCGCGAACGATGCGCCCCCGAAGGAGCGTCGCCCCTTCCACACGCTGCCCCGCAGTCAGCAGGCGGCGTTGCTGTGCAACGACAATCGGTTCTGGTGGTGGCTCTCGGACAAAGAGGACCGTCGCATCGGGCCACCGCCGCCAGGGCACCCGCCATACGTCGAGACCGAACAGGAGGCCGCCGATGCAGTCCGAAGCATGTGCGGCGTCGCGTCTCGGCGAGACCTGGACCAGCCCGACCACGCCCTGAAATGGGATCGCATGGTCGAGGAATTCAGCGCCGCATCCGGCCGAGCCACATGGGAGCGCCCCGCATGACCCCCGCCAACCCTCGCGAGCTGATGGAAGTGGCGCTGTTCGAGGCCCGCCGACTGCTGCGCCTGCTCCGGGCGATGCCCGCCGGGTCGCTGGGATCGGCGGGGTCCGTGACGCACTACGACCGCCGGGAAGCGCACATCGCAGCCGTCGCTTCGGTGTGTGTCGATCTGGAAGAGGCGATGAAGAAGGAGACCGCACAGTGACCGACGATCCCATCACCATCGGCACGCGCCTGTGGAGGCGCGAGGAGTGGATGCCGCGCGTCACCGACCCCGCCTCCGGGAAGATGGTCGCGGCGCCCTACGAAGCCTTCTTCCGGTCAGCCACGGTGATCGGGGAAACGAAGGGGACGTGGCAGGTCGGCCATGAGGGCGCGGCGCCGATGCACCATGCCGCGCGCGTCAACAAGCGGACGCTCCGCGAGCCGATGAGTGGCGGCTACTCCGGCCACCAGTGGTTCACCGACGCCGGCAAGGATGCCGACATCTGGGCACATTCCAGGCGGCACAAGATCGTCGAGGCAGTGCGGCGCTGCGATGTCCCCACCCTCAAGAAGATCGCCGCCATTCTCGACGAGGAGACCGCACAGTGATCCGCGAACCCCGCCCGCCGCTGTCCGAGCGTCGGGATTCCCCGCACCACATCGCGGCGCGCCTGATCGCGGGCGTCCCGGTCGAGCCGCCGGAACTGCGGGCGCTCGCCGTCTACACGCTGGGCCGGCTGCCGCTGGCGAAGAGGGCGGCGCTGGAAGCGGCGGTGAGGCCGCCGCGATGACCGTGGAACCGATGACGGATGCGGAACTCGACCCGCCGATGACCGACGATGAACTCGACGCAATCGAGCGGCACATGACGCGGATGGCCGGGGCCGGCCATGTCGCCATGATCACGGCAGGCGATCTTGACCGCATCCGCGTCCGCATTCGCGCCGCCGAGGCCGAGCGCGACGCTGCGCTGGCGAGGGCCATGCCGGAGCCTCGCCTGTTGCGGACGGTGGAGGAAGTGGAGGCGCTGCCGGCCGGCGCCTACCTGATTTGCAGCCGACTGAACCGGACGCGGGCTTTCTGCGCAGCGCTCGCGCCGTGCGCCGAGCGGTGGGAGGTGGGCGGTCGTCTCTGGCCGGATCGCACGATGGTCGGGTGCATCTTGTCCGGCCCGCTGCCCGACCTCCCCACCCCCACCGGGAGGCCGGAATGACTGCCGCCATCATCGACATCGCCCAGTGTCGCCCGGCCGACGGCTCGTGGCTGGCGACCGTCGAGTTGTGGCGGCGCCCGGATGGCAAGCTGATCGTGACCTGCGCCGACATGCCGAGGGCTCTGATCGAGAGCATGGCGGCGGACGCGCCCGAGCCGGGGCCGGCGCGCCTTCGCTTGCTGGCGGACTGGATCACGGAAGGGGCAGCCGCGATGCGGTGCGAGGCGGACATGCTCGCCCTCGACGCGACCACACCATCGGGAGGGCGGGGATGAGCCGAGAGCCTGTAACGACGCTCGCCGACCTTGACGCGCTCGACCGCGAAGAGGTTGACGAGGGCTATTTCGACGGTCTGACCGGCGAGCCGGAGCCCGGCGACAACCGATCCCCGTCGTACTGGCACGGCTGGCGGAACGGCGCGCTCGATGGCGGGCATCGGAAGAAGGATGAGGCTCAGGCCATGCTCGCCCGCGCCTATCTCGCCGCACAGACGGGGGAGCGGTGATGCGCGCGGCCACCTGCTTCTCGGGGATCGGCGCCCCGGAATGCGCGGCGCCGTGGCTCGACTGGCGCTGGTGCGCGGAGATCGAGCCGTTCCCGGCGGCTGTCCATGCCCACCGCTTCCCCGGCGTCGTCAACCTCGGCGACGTGCTGGCGCCCGACTTCCTGGACCGGGCCGAGCAGGTCGACGTGCTGGTCGGCGGCCCGCCCTGCCAGTCGTTCAGCATCGCGGGCCTGCGCGGCGGCCTGGCCGATCCGCGCGGCAACCTCACATTGCGCTGGGTGCAGGTGATCCATGCAGTTCGCCCTCGATATGCCGTCACCGAAAACGTCCCCGGGTGGTTGTCCAGCCGCGACAACGCCTTCGGCTGTTTCCTGGCAGGGATTGTCGGCGCAGATGATCCCCTGCGAACGCCAGACGGCGGAAGCTGGCCCCGTGCAGGTATGGCTGCCGGGCCACTCGGACGGGCGGCATGGCGGGTTCTCGACGCTCAACATTTCGGCGTCCCCCAACGGCGCGAACGCGTGTTCGTTGTCTTCTGTCCTGTGGGCGGGGGCGATCCCGCAGCGGTACTTTTTGAGCCCCAAGGCGTGCCTGGGCATCCTGCGGCGCGCGGAAAAGCGCGGGAAGACGTTGCCCGGCCCCTTGCTGCGGGCTCTCCAAGCAGCGGCGGGTATCGAAACGACGCCGACACCGCCGACAACCTGATCGCCCATTCCCTGCGCGGCGAGGGCTTCGACGCCAGCGAGGACGGGACGGGTCGTGGGACGCCGTTGGTGATCGCCACCACCTTGCGCGCCCGAGACGCAGCCAAGGGCGTCGACAGCGACTGCACGGACACGTTGATCCCGGTCGCGTTCGGCGGCAACAATCAAGCCGGCCCGATCGACGTGGCGACGGCCAGGAACGCCCATGCGGGACCGCATGGGCGGCTCGACTTCGAGAGCGAGACGTTCGTGGTGCAGCCAACCGCCTATCGCGTCACGGGCAACGATGGTGCCTACTCGACGGGCGACGCCGTGGGCGCGCTGGGCACGATGACGGACCCGAGCGCGCAGGTGATCGCGTTCGAGGCGAAGCGAGCCGGCCAGTCCAGCGACCTCGCCCCGACACTGCGGGCGATGGGCCATGCCGAGAGTCACCCGAACGCCGGCGGGCAGGTCGCGGTCCAGTACGCCAGCGGCGTCCGCCGCCTCCTGCCGGTCGAATGCGAGCGGTTGCAGGGGTTTCCCGACGGGTGGACGGACATCGTCCATCGCGGCAAGCCGGCGGCGGATGGGAATCGCTACAAGGCGATCGGCAACAGCATGGCGGTGCCCGTGCTGGGGTGGCTGCTCGACCGCGTGCGGGCGGACGCCCTCCGCCCCCGCACCGCCGCCTGATGCGCCGCCCCCGCTGGTCGCCGGACCACGACATGCAGGCGCTGTGCGTCGAGGCTGCTGCTGCGGGCTGGCGGCTGTCGCGCACGGGCGGGGACCACATCCGTCTCGCGGCACCGAACGGCGGGCTGGTGTTCGCGGGCTCGACACCCAGCGACACGCGCGCCGTCCACAACACGCGGGGCGAGATGCGCCGGGTCTGGCCGGGCTGGGATGGATCTGAGAAGCGGGAGCCTCGGCAGCGGGAGAAGCGGCCGGGCCGGGCTCCGGTCTGGCGCGGGGCCTACCAGTGGGATGGCAGGCCGGGGACCGACGAACAACCGCTCGGCGCGCGTCGGGCGATCTGTGGCCACGATAGGAGAGCGGGATGACGCGAGAATATGGGCAGTTCATCGGCAGCGCGATCGATGTTCGCGACGACCTCCGCGACATCGGCCGCCGCCTCGACGCGCTGGAGGCCGGGAGCCGGTCGAGCGAGCCCGAGCCGCGCGAGGTGGGGTGGTATCCGTCGCTGAAACGTGGCCGCCACCAGCCGATGTGTGTGTACTGGAACGGGTACGGCTGGTTCGGCCGCGCAAACCACCAGGCCGTCCTGGTGGCGCCGCCCGACTGGATCGGCCCCCGCCTCGACCTGCCGGAGGGGCGGTGATGGAGATCGAGGAATTCGAGAACTTCGACGGCAGCCGATGGTTGCGCGCCGAGCCCACCAAGGCCCGCATCGCCGCCCTCGAAGCGCAGATAGCGAGGCTGCCGGCGCCGGTCACCGAAGCCGAGGTGGTCGCCGCGGTCGGCACCTACGTCGCGATGGGGCGCGGGTCGGACGCCGGACACGCCGCGCTCACCGCATTTCTGGAGCGGAGGATGAAGGGGTGACGAACCGCATCATGACATGCCTCTGGGTGGTAGGCACTCTCGGCGGCTTGGCGATGTTGGCCGGGCTGGTGTGGCAGGCGCCGGTGCCGACGGACGCCGGTTGGTGGCT